AGAGCACACGAGTCGAGCCTACCATGTAATCCACAGGATCATGCACATGGCCATGCACCCAAGTCTTGATGTTAGGATTGTCTAAAATCAAATTACTTAGATCCGACACATAAGCACCATTGCTCATTTTTTCGTGTTTGTATTTCTCATTGATACTCATATGAGTTGGGCCCATATGAGTGATAACCACCACAGGTTTGTCAGCATGAGCCCGAACTGTCTGTTCAATGTAATGCTTGCTTTCGCGATGCATCTTAACAGTGTCTTCGGGACGCATTTTATGATATGTGTTGTACTGCGGGTACTGATAAGTGATCACACGATAGTCGTTCATGTAATCCTTTATAGCATGTAAGGTGATTGGATCACTTTTGTTCATGTCGGTCCACAGTGTGGCGCCAATGAAAACTACACCATTGTATTCTTCACATTGGTTTTCCATCACAGAAACATTGGCAGGTAATACACGCTCCAATTCAGCTTTGGTCTTCCAAAACTTACCATGGTAGTGTTCGTGGTTTCCCATTACATAAAAAACTTTATTGTATTTGGCACACTGAAATTCAAAAAAGTCATGGCAAGGAAATCCGCCAGGGGTGCGTCCTTCGACCTTGGTCTCATGAAATTCTTTAACCAGGGCTCTGGCTTCGCAGGCATCACCGGCAATAATCAAGACATCACCTCCAGGTAATTCCAGATATTTGCTAATGTCTAAGTGTAGGTCGGAAACAAGATTGATTATCATATGATTATTATAGCAGTATTTAACGATTCGGTCAAGAGAAAAGGGTCCGAAGACCCTTTGCCCATCTGTAATTTACAGATTAAACGAGACCCAAGGCCATGGCCTTGTAACCAGCGGCTACAATGCGACGGCTAGGACGACCCATCTTGTACTTGGTAGTAACGCGACCCTTGGTGTCCTTGTGCTGGTTAGCGTAAACAGCAAAACCGCTCATACGGATGTCGCTGACGGTGGCACGGGGGTTCTTAAGACCGAAACGGACACGAATTTGTCCTTCGGAAAGAGCCTCACCATTTTGAAAGGCAGTCAACAGACGGCCGGATTTGGTTTCAGTATTAACAGTCATTTAAAATATCTCCTAAGTAGATAGCTGTCTTACACAGCATTCTTCTATTGTATAGAAACATTTTGGTAATTGCAATAGTCAGTTTCACCGTATTTAGGCTTCATCTGGCCATTCGTTGGGTTGCCAACCTAGGCGAGCAAGGTCTTCACGGATTTCGTCAGTGACGGTACTTTCAGGGACATAACCTTTGCGCTTTAGATCGTAGCCTGCATTATAAACATCTGGTTCATCGCCACCGCCAATACCAGAGCAGTACCAGTCCATGTAATCGCCCTTGCCTTGCATATTTGCAACAATTCCGCCAGCTGAACGCCAACTACAACTCCAGTATTCGTCCTTGAGGATAGGAAACACATCTATCTTCTGCCAACGCATATTGCACAGCGCGGCATAGAGATTTTGTGCGTAGCTATCTTTGATGACTTTATCTAGAATCCACGGGGTAGTGCGTAAATCCCACTCGAGATTGTTTTTACGCCATTCGGGGTCGTTTTCTCTTTCGTCGTCCATTTTTTTGTGACTCTCATACATAGCCAGATAACTTGGATCCGGTTCTTCGCCAGCTTCACGACAACGCTCAATATAAGCATTGGCTTGAAAAGTATGGCGCTCAGGGCTTCGTGACATTTTCATAACAATATTATATAGCAAAAACAAAAGGCCCACAAGGGGCCTTTTGGATTAAGCGTATGCTTTTCGGTAAGCCTCTAGGGCCTTTGTTCTAGCAATGAGCAGTCTAATTTTAACATAATCGGAAAGTTCCGAGTCATCTAATTCAGGCTGTTTAACTACCTCGGGTCTGCGATAAGAAACTTGAAATGCTATTTCCTCGTAGGAATCATATTCATTGTCTTCAAGATCATCTGGATTCCGGGCAGCTAATATTGCTACAACAACAGGCCGCTTAAGGATTCACTTCTTAGCGTCGGCCTTCTTTTCGTCCTTCTTAGCAGGCTCGGCCTTCTTCTCGTCCTTCTTAGCAGGAGCAGAAGCGGCAGGAGCAGGAGCGGCTGCGGCTGGCTTGGCTTCTTCCTTTTTAGCAGGAGCTTGAGCAAAAGCGGTGCCGACTGCAACAGCGGCAAATAGAGCGATAAGTTGTTTCATTTTGAATTTCCTTTAAGTTAAGTTAACGCGGCATTTTGCCTGCGTATACATATAACGCCATAGCCCTGAAAAAAGTTTACTTCTTTTTGACTAATGTTGCCGTTTTTGTGTCTTCGTCAATATTCCACTTCAAAGTATCGCCAATTTTCCAACCCTGTGCTTCCAGCAACTCGTTGGGCAGTGGCATTACCAGATCGCCGGTGTCGGGGTCTTCTTCTAGTTCAATGATCCAAACGGTATCAGACTTGCGCTCGTACCTAGGCTCAAAAGTGCTAGGATCAATTTTCTTTTCACTCATAGTTTACTGACCCCTGTGACATTCATAATTTTAAAACTACGCCACTCGTTTTTATCCACGCACCAAACACTGAGGTTTTCCGGATTCTGTTTTTTAACTTTAGGAAAGTCAATGGGGTTATTGGTGTTAGACTCGTGGACGGGCGCAGGTGGCAGTCGGCGAGGATCCAGAGTACAAGGCATGACTCTGGTTTCGCCGTTTACCTTAGTAAAAGTAACATCGTAGACTCCCTGTGTCAGCAGTGTACGCAACCATGTGCCGCGTTCTGTGGCTGTAATTCCTTGTAGTTCAATTGTCTTCATTGTGTACCTCTGTTAAATGTTCAGGCTTAGTATGTTCATCGCAGGCTGTGTAAATCCAGCCGGCGCCGCGGCGTTTTCCTGGCTTGCCACAAGTTTCGCAGATCTTACCGCTGTAACTTTCAGCAAACCAAATAAAGGCCCAGATCTTTTCATCACCGCCGTTTCCGTAAAATCTCAATGAGCCAAACTTTTCTTTGACCTGACTGGCCACAAATTGTGGCGTGCCGTCCTTGGCATTCTTATCCAGGTGCCACTGAATTTCTCGGCAAAGATGATCAATTAAATCATACCAACCATCTCCACACTCGAATCCCCAGCACATGGCCGTTTCTGTCATGGGCTTATTACGGTCAGCGAAAATCTTAGGATACTTTTCGCAGAGTTGTTTGTCAAGTTCTGGACTCATTTTTTTGGTCCTCTTCGTATTGTTTAATCAGCCGGAATACTGGTTCCATGGTCTCGGCAAAATGATCGGGCATTTCGCGACACATCAATCCCAAATGATAATCATCGGGCCAGTGCCTTAGTAGCCCGCTGGCTCGATGTTTAACCATTTTAGGCACTCGCGGAGTACTAAGAAGATCCACAAGAAATTTCTTAGTCTGCACCAAACTGCGATAGCGTTCGTCGGGTAGTGTCATTATTCCATTCCAAAATGATGTCGCATATACCAGCCAACACTGGTGTTAGGGTCAAAGTCTGTACTGCCTTGTTCTTTGAGCTCGGCAATTTTAGCACACTCTTTGACTATTTCCTCTCCAAACTTTTGAAGAAGTTCTCCGCCTACACCAGGATAATGACTGCCGCCAACCTGTAGTGCAATATCAAAGAAACGAGGGTTAAGTTTTTTACTCATGATTTAAGTCCTTTTATAATCATGTCCTTGGCTCGCTGGTCCAGCTCTTCTTCTGTGGTTTGAATAATCTTATAAGACATTATGTTTATAAAATCTTTAACGGCTTCTTCGCCGCGGTCAGTAAAATGACTGTACTCGGGTCCAATGCCTTTGTAGTAATAATTGCGGTTGCTGACTATTTCGCTGAGACCGCCGTATAAAAATTCTTTTAGTGCTTGTTTGTCCATATTAAATTTTCTCATGAGCCACAAACCCACGGAACCGTAGGAACCGAGGAAAGCGTAGCGAATAGCTGCCGTCCTGATTTTGCGTAATTGCATCTGCACGAACTTCAACGATTTGTCCTTTTACTTTGTTACGATTTTGCCAAATAGCATCACGGAGTTCGTCTGTGAATCCGCTGCCAACATTAGTGCCAACAGTGCGACCATCGTCTTGACCTTCGCAGACCAGTGCGCCTAGTCGACCTACATTTTTGCCTGTGCCCTCTTCAATGTCAGTTACCGCAAGGCTAACTTCAATAAAAGGCTTGAGCTTGAGCCAGGCCACACTTCTCTTGCACTCGTAGATAGCAGTGGACTCCTTGATCATGATACCTTCGTAGCCTCCTGCAATGGCCTGTGCATTAATTTCTTTGAATCGTTGCTGGCCTGCATCTGTGTCAAGATCCACAAGTTCTTGCCCTAGTACTGTGACATTAGGCAACTGTTTAGTCCAGGTCTCGTACCAGGCCTTGACCACTTGACTGCGAATATCTTGAGGAACAGTACACCGACCAGTTTCAAAGTCTAACAAGGGAACTGCGTCAAACAAGTTAAGCACAGCATCATCGGCCCGCACATCGCTCTTACGATGCACCTGCTTCATAAGGTCTTGGAAACTACTGCTCATAATTTCTCCATCAAAGACCATTGTTTCTTTGATGCCTCCTGCCAGGGCCACAGACTCAAACTGCTTTTTAACCTGCTCAAAGTTTACTAGTTCTTTGCCGTTGCGACTAAACTGATCCACGCGACCGTCAGGATAAACGATAGTGATAACACGAACTCCGTCGAGTTTAACTTCAATGAGTTTTTTTCCTGCAACTTTTGTTTCATGATTAGCACTATCATGAGCAAGCTGACAACCGAATACAGGTATAGCATAATCAGCATACTGCTTCTCCACTACTTTGTTAATAGTTTTTTCGCTGACACCACAGCGCAGATCCTTGATAAGGATGCGACGATACCAACCGTTCCACTGCTCGCGAGTGGAGTTTTTCATCATTTCGGCAATGGTATCTCTAGCCAGATTGCCGGTGAATGAGCGATTGACAAAACCAGTAAGGATGAGAGTAAAACTATCCCAATCCAGGCCAGGACCATCCGCATCTGTTTTCTCCGGTACTTGTTTAATTCCAAAAGTAATCAGCGGATCCAGGGCCATACGACAACCTTCGAAGAATTCTCGGTTGTTAGCTTCGGCTTGAACTTCGATGATTTGTTCTTTGTTAATTCGGCTAGGATGAGACTCCAGCGCCCAAATTACTGACCAAGGTTTATCCATTATTGCTCCTTACCATGAACTATTATAAAACACTTTAAGGCCAGAGAACAACTCTGCCCGAGCTCGTTTGATAAACTCAAGATCGTGCTCTCTGTAGTAGTCGTCACTGGGATCTCCAAAAAAGAACCCGATGGTTTGTAAACTTGCCACACTTCCAGATCGAATATCTTTTTCAAGTTGGTCTAAATCTTGCCAAGTGAGTTCAAGCTCAATACCGTTGAATGTACCCGAATTGCCTTGACGAGCCCAAAGGTCTTCCATCCAGCCCTGTAGGTTCGGATGCTTACGCCAGTAAGCAATCTCGCGTGGCTTGGCATAACCGGGCACAGTCCATTCACCGTTGACGAATTTGCCCTCGGCCTCATGATACTCGTTATGTTGACCGGCCCGTGCGGCACAGTATGCGTATTGATCAAGTCCCATGTTTAACCTCTATTTCCTTTACATGTTTACATTGTCCACGAAATTTAAATCCACTGCAAGTGCAGACAAATCCGTTTTCAGTTTTTTCTACAATATACTGGTCGCCTTTGCTACCTGTCACAGTCCAGCGAGGATTTTCTGTCACTGGTTCTTTAATGTCCGTACCAAACCGACCTTGTACTACTGTAAAGGTTCGTCCACGAGCATCAATGCCCAAAGGAGCTTTGAACACTTTAGCAGTTGTCTGCCCTGGTGCTACATAGGCATACATCTTGGTCTTACTGTCGTTAAGAGCATAGATGCCATTGGCCATGTTGTCGGGCCACTTAGTAGTTTCTTGATAAAACTTCATACAGATATATCCACATTCTGACCTTTGTCTAAACCTAGCCTGCGGGCCCGTTGAACTTTTTCTTCTTCCCGGCGTTGATCAACTTGGCGAATTTCTTCTTTTCTACGGAACGCTATCTCATCCAGTCGCCGGCGCTCTAGTACTTCATGGTACCGACGAATAGATTCGTTTGATTCAACTGTTGAGACTTTCATAGGTCACCTATCTTTTGGAACAGATTAAAGCCAAGTACACGAATCATAAAGGTGTACCGACCACAGTCAGACCAGTCATATCGACGAATTTGGATAACCGAAAACTCGTTGATCATGATAGTGAAATAGTCATGCCAGCGAACAGGACCCTTGAACTCGTTGTAGTTTTGCAATTTAAACATGATTAACCCCAAACCAAACCAAAACGCTTTGCACACACAGGACCATAGCCAACCTGCAGACTACGGTTGTCATCCAACTTGTGATTGCAGAAACTGCAACCGCCAGTGAGGCGACCATACTTGCCAGCAGTCTCAGCAGGGCTGTCTGCAAACTCAGTGACCAATCCCTGCACATCCTGATCGGCAGTGCGAGTAGCATAGAAGTCGCCATTGGCATCAATGCGGCCAAAGAACTTGTTAGCACCAAACGGACCACCGTCAGTGATAAGGATCTGACCTGCATACTTGCTGGTTGGGCCGGCCTTGGTAAACACCACACGCTGGCCGCTAGCGGCTTGCAGTGCAACCTTGACACGGCGCAGTTTCTGAGCAGCCAGGGCAAAGAGATCTTGGATTTTTTGCACATTAACCTGCTGAGTAGGCGCAGGAGCCGGAGCAGAAGCCCGCTGGGTCAAAGTGTCAACCCATTGCAATTGCTTGTCGCTGAGGCGACCCCAGGTGCGGAGATTGCCAGCAAGGCTTTGAGCAAAGCCTGCGTCATTGCGACCCAGCTTATCCACGACAGCAATCAGGGCATCAACACGAGCTTGGTGCTCGGCATTAATTTCTACAGGCTTGCGATTACGATAGTACATGAAACGCTCCTTGCTTGACAATAACTGTATTATAGCACTAAACACCCAAACGGTCAACCGTTTTTTAGTGGGTGTTCAGTGCAGGGTTGAATTCACGGATCAGCTCACGCTCACGAGCATGGGCTGGCTTGCGACCACGCACAAACTCAACCACACCGTAAGTGAAAGCATCCACACCGTAGTCACGGATGCTACGGCACAGGCCCCAGTCCTTACCTTCGGTAAGTGCGCGGCGGATGTGCTTTTGCATACGGATCTTCAGTGCGCGGCGAACTTGCTGGCCGCACACAGTGATACCAATGTATTGTTCTTGCGTTACCGTGTTGGTAATCACATAGACAACATGCTTGGTGTCCTGGCGGCGCTTGCGAGTTGCTTTTTGCTTCATCATGTACGTATTATAGCAAAAACGGGCTCAGAGGTCAACCGAAATTTTGTGGGTTTTTTGCAACGAAATCTGCTGAAAAAACAGGCAAAAAGTAGGTAAGTTAACACTTACCTACTGGTAATACTAGAGTATTACCTTACAGCGCCTGTATAATCTGCCCTTACATACCATTCAGGGACATAATTTAGATTATTATGTTTATTATTATAATCTACAGCATATTGCCGGGCTTCAGTTTCATTATCGAAGTAAACAGTATCCCAGGGTTTCTGCCCAGAGAAACGATCATATTCGGTTAATTCAACTTTAAACAGAGTCTGGTTATATTTGACTTGTGCCATCTAG